CTTATATACTCCATCCAAGTCCTCCTATCCCCGTTTCCGTGCCGACAGCAGATGCTCCATCAGGTCATCGTGAGGATTGGCGCCGCCGTACTCCACGGAACAGTTTTCCTTCACGATCTGATAGATCTGGTACCAGCACTGGTTTACCTGCTTCAAATAATTCTGGCTCATGGTCACATACGGAGAAGTGATCGCCGCCCCTGTGGTCGGATGCTTCGCCAGAAACCCATACTCTGAGATACAGGTCTCACACTGCACCCACCTGGACACCGACATGGCGTACTGCTCGATCAGCTGGGTATTCACCAGCCGGTCACAGCCCCGCTCCTTCAGCCAGAGGAATGTAGACCGGAACACATCCTCCGCGCAGAGATCGATGCCGCTTTTCTGAGCCGCCTTTAAAAACTCCTTCACCGGAGGCACGTCCTCGCCGCTGATCTCTTCCGGCTCCGGCAGCTCAATGACCGATGCCGCCAGCCCGCTGCCGATCTTTTCCGTCAATGCCTTGGATTTCCTTCCGGAACCAACCCTGGCACCGCCGCGCATCGTTCCATCTTTCGCCATGTTCCTCTCACCTCCTCGTCCTCTCCCCACGAAGCAAGCTTCGCGGGAACCCCAGACTTGCAGGGGATAATTCCCCGTTTGATTTCTCGTTTTTGTGCGTGACACCCCCGCACCGTTCCCCAAAAGAGAAGGCACAGAGATTTTGACCGCCCCTCCCCTGATGAACTTTCACCGGTTATGCCAGCGGTCTCCATTCTCCGCGTGGATCTTGGCGTGGCAGGACCGGCACAAGGCGATCAGGTTGCTCCGCTCATGGGTGCCGCCTTGAGACAGCGGCAGCTTATGATGGACCTCCTCGGTCTTCACATACCGCCCTTCCTTCAGGCACTGCTCACACAGCGGATGCTCCGACGCGTACTTATCGCGGATCCGTTTCCATGCCCGCCCGTATCTGCGACGTACAGCAGGATCCCTGCCGTACTTCTCGTAGCGACGGTTCTCTTCTTTCTGGTGTTCCTCACAGAACCTTCCCTCCGTCAGGTTCTGGCATCCCGGCCAGGAACATGGCCGCTTCGGTTTCCTCGGCAATACTCCCACCTCCTTCGGGCATAAAGAAAGCCCTGGGGAATCGCTTCCTCAAGGCTCTCTCTTTTTATTTTCCGCATCTTAACAGTATCATACTTCCCTACTGCATATCTATAGCATTTACTGCCAACTTTCAGGGATCACGATTTTTTTCAGCGTCTCGTCATGGAGCCGGAACACTTTCCTCATGCTCATGTTCAGCGTCGTAGCGATCTGCTCCCATTTCACCATCCGCAGATACCTCTCTTCCAAAATGATCTGGCATTCTGGATCTTCCACTTGCTTGATGCACCGGCGGATCACTTGCTTCAGGTTCAGAAGTTCATTGGCATCTTCTTGGATCTCTCTCTGCAGATCCAGAATCTTCACAATGATATCCTCTGTTTTGTGGATGTTCCGGTTCGGGCTGCCAGGCATGTCACTCACGGTCGAGGTTGCCTTTATTGCCAATTCATTCAAGGAAGCTACCTGCTCCAGCTTGCTGTTGATCCGCTCATCCATATAATACGCTTTCATCAAAAAGTTCTTAACCGCCGTCTGCTGTTTATCCATAAGCCACCTCCGATTGAAATCCGTAAATAGTTCTCCTCGGATTGCCTCCCTTGATTGACTCTCATTCCCTCACTTCGTCCTGAAGTCTTCGAATCAGATATTCTCCGTCAACGGCTGTCAGCTGACTGTACCAGCCAGAACGGAAAAAACTCTCAACTCTCATGGCTTCATCTATTGTTTCCCGATCCTCCGGCTTCCTTTTGATCCGCTTTAGCGCCGCTCGGTAATCTGTGACAGCCTGCAGAATAATGGCGTTCGCCAGCCGTTCATAAGGATCTTCTGCCAGGTTCTTAGTTCCCGTCATCTGCTGTCACCTCCGCCTTCACTGCATCAATCAGCCTGGCCTGTGTAGCATCTTTTTCGGATAACGCCTTCATGATCCACTCATCTACAGTACCTGCTGTCAGGATGTGCTGTACCACCACAGTTCCGGATTCCTGTCCCTGCCTCCAAAGCCTGGCTATCGTCTGCTGATACAGTTCCAGACTCCATATCATCCCAAACCACACCAGAGTACTCCCGCCGCTCTGTAGGTTCAGCCCATGTCCCGCAGAGGCCGGATGTATCAGTCCAACCTCCAGCCTTCCCGCATTCCATTCGCAGATGCTTTTGTCCGTATCCAGCTTTTCATAACGCACTCCCAGGGCATCCAGTCTTCTGGAAATCCGTGTCAGGTCATGCTTATACCAATAGGCCACCAGAAGACTCTTTCCATTCGCTGCTTCAATCATATCCTCCAAGGCATCCAGCTTCCGGTCATGGATATTCTCTATCCCGCCGGTATCTGAATACACAGCGCCATTTGCCATCTGAGTCAGCTTCCCGGATAGAGAAGCAGCGTTCGCAGCTGTAACCTCTCCACCCGGAAGGCTTACAACCAGATCATGCTTCATCTGCTCATATTTCCTGCGCTCATCCTCATCCATGTAGACCATATATTCTGAATTTACCAACTCCGGCATCTTCAGATGGTCCGTTCCCTTCATGGAAATTGTAATATCCGAAATCCGGTTGTAGATTCTCCTGTCTGCCCCCGGCCTTAAACGGTAGCTGTACACAACGGGTCCGTTCATCTGATCCGGCACAAAATAATCCAGCCGGTACTGGCTGATAAATCTTCCCAGGCGTTCCCCCATATCCAGGATCTTGTACTCGGCGAATAAATCCATCAATCCATTGGAAGAAGGCGTCCCGGTCAGCCCCACGATCCGTTTTACCATCGGCCGCACCTTCATCAATGCCCGAAATCTTTTGGCCTGCCAGTTTTTAAAAGATGACAGTTCATCAATCACCACCATGTCATAATCAAAAGGCTGGCCGCTCTTCTCAATCAGCCAGGGGATGTTTTCCCGGTTGATGATATAAATATCTGCATCCACCATAAGGGCTCTCCTCCTCTCTGCCGCTGTACCGACTACTATGGAGTACCTGAGTCCCTTCAGCTGATCCCATTTCTGAATTTCTGTTGACCAGGTGTGTTTTGCGACCCTTAACGGCGCTATAATCAGCACCTTTGACACCTCAAAGCTATCAAATATCAGGTCATTCAGAGCCGCCAGCACTATACTGGTCTTGCCCATCCCCATATCCAGCAGAATCGCTGCTATCGGATGTTCCTTTATAAAATTGATCGCATATTTCTGATAATCATGTGGCTTGTATCTCATCTAAAATCCCTCCGATTTTCTCCGGACCATCAAGTACATGCACCGAAAATCCAAGTTTCTCCATAAGCCTGTGCCTGGATACCTGCAGCGGCCTTGGCATCTTCCCAGGTGCCTTGACCTCCACAAATCCAAAATGCCTTCCCGGCAGAAGCACGATCCGATCCGGCATTCCATCAAATCCCGGTGAAACGAACTTGGGACAGATCCCGCCTCTGGCCTTTACGGCCTGAACCAGTTTCTGCTCCACCTGTTTTTCTCTCATAGCTCCTCCATCAATTGAATTTATGGTGCAGGGGGTGCAGGACGTTTCTATATTCCCCTTATAGGGATTTTTCTTGAAAAAAATCTCTATACGCGATATAGGTAATAGTCCTGCAACCCCTGCACCTTTTCGGTATAATCATTCAGCAAAGTCTGTGTCTTTAACCTGCAGCCCCTGCACCCACATGCCGGATTTCTTCTTTTTGCGGGTAAATCCTCTCTTCTCCAATTCCAAAACAAAATCCGCATTTGTACGCTGATACTCTCCGGTACGCAGGCAGTAAGCACGGAACTCTTCATACAGTTCCCCAGACTTATACTCCAATCCGTCACCGACCTCGCAGCATTCCTCCAGGAAAATGCCCATCCAGTCATTCATCCCGCGGTAAGCAGCAATGGCATCCACAACCACCTTCGGTTTTGTCGTCTTGTGGTCATGCCTGATCACCTTCCTTGCACCCTCAATGATCCAGCTCATAATGGCCGGCGCAGCATGCTCATACAGATAATCGGAGTAATTCTTGATATCTGAATTACCTTCGATCTTTGCATGGAACGGAATCACGATCAGCCTTCGCCAGGTCCCGTCATCGGATGCGCTGACCTTCGGCAGATGGTTCGTATAAAGCACTACTGTGTGTGAAGGGACAAAATCAAAAGGATCTTTGAACTTCTTCTCACCCCGGATCTGATCCGTGGAGCACAGCTGTTTCAGGATGGAAGTTGACAATCTCATCCCTTCTTCCAACTCTGCCGCGATGATGAGACGCTTTCCCTTCAGCTCCGCAATCTCCGGTTTTACATTTCTCCTGCAGCCAGCCGTCAGGGCATCGGCAGAAATCGCTCCGGAATAGGTACCAAGCACTCTCGACACCGTATTCCAGAAGGTAGATTTTCCGTTCCGCCCTTCCCCATACGCAATGATGAGAGCCTCCTCATATACCTTTCCAATCGCCGCAAGTCCCACCGTCTCCTGCACATAATTAATCAGATCCTGATCTTTACAGAAGAATACCTGCAGGGCATTTTCCCACAAGTCTTTTCCCTTATCCCCCGGCGACGCATTCGTAATCTTCGTCAGAAGATCCGCTGAATTATGCGCCCTCGCGCCTTCTATCCCCTTCTTCAGGTCATAAGTTGCTTCCGGCGTATTCAGGTAATTCTCCTGCGCATCAAACAGGTTAATATCTGTCGCAACCATAGGCTTCGCCGCATTCTGCGTGTTGACGATATTCTTGTAATTCCTGTACTTCATCACGAAAGCGTAATAAGCCTTTGCCGCCAGATATTCCTTATAAACATCATTCAGTTCCGGGAGAATCAGCTTCTCCAAAGCTTTCCCGCCGGTTCTTACAGTCTGCTCCGGAATGCCGCCGGAGATAAGCGTCTGCATCACTGCCGAATACTGTGATCTGGCATCCACAAGCTGCATATCCAAAAACTCTTCCACGGTTCCAACCGCTTTCTGTCTGTTCTCCCTCCAGCAGACCCCGTCATAACTTAAAAACTCTGTCGCATCCGTATAAAGAAGCTCGCCGGCATATTCCCTGACCAATACTCTCGCCTCCCCAATATCCGAATAGTCCTCCGGCTTTAAGGAGCCAAACTCAGCATTGTATTCTTCCGGCGGCACATATCCCGGCTGCGTCATGACAGTTTTCTTATAAAATCTCACCGCACTTGCCCAAATCGTATTCAGCTCCGATTCCTCCAATGGAGGATCACACCGCTTCGCATGTTCCAGAAAAGCTTCTTTCGACTTGTCGTCAATCCCATACTTTTTCAGAACCCTGCCAGCAAAATGGCTCATAGAATTGTTTCGGCTTCCCTCTGTAATCGGACCGGAACTCACTGGCATCTCCCCTTCTTCCTTATAGGAAGGATCCACAGACACCTCTTCATCAATGTCCAGCCACCCTTCATGCCAGACGCACGCTCCGGTATCCGCGCCGAAAATGAACCTTGCCGCATCCAGGGCATTCCCGTCAAAAAAAGGATACTTCTCATGAACCGCCGCCTTCAGCGCCGCATAATAATCCGGATCCTCCGTTTCCTCGATCTCGAAATACACATGAAACTTAGGTCTGGCACCCCTGCCGTCCTTTTCCTTCATATGATTCCGGCTGTAGGCAATCGCATAGGATACATCCGGCAGAAGCTCCGCCAGCTTTTCCTCTGTCATCCACTCTTCCGGATCCTCAGAATGGTCGTTGTCACAATCCATCACCAGAACATTCGACTTCACAAAATTATTCTTGCTGCGGTAATCTTTCCGGTATTCTGCGCACACATGATCAAACTTCGCCGCCTCATGCAGTTCCTCCGCGGAAGTTACTTCCACCCTGTTCGGATAAAAGCAGTTCTTCGTGTCGGAAACTACATTGGCTGTATGCAAAATCAATCGCATTCGCTATGCCTCCTGTCTTAAATTCTGTTCCTGCCGGCATCTTCGCCACCGGCATGCGCCACTCGTAAAAACATCTTTTTCATATTCCATTGGACCGTTCTCCCTTCGACAGTAGTAAGGCGCTCTGACCGCCTTCTATTGATCCAAGGAGTTTCGGTTACCTGTTTTTTGACCTGATCAAAAAATTTTTAGAAAAAAATCCCCTCGGAAGTCACAAAAAATTCGCTGCCAAAACTCCTTACAGCACCAGAGAGGCACACAGCCGCTCAGGAAAATACAGACAAGGAGGCAAAGAGAATGCAGAGTCAACCAGACACAAGACCTAGCAGGCGCAGCATGCCGACGGATGAAGAAATCTCGGATTTCCTGATCATCATCAGTGTCATCGCTAAGCGCCTCGCAGGCCTGATCATGACGGAAGGAGAAAGACAAGATGAGCAAAATGAATGAACTGTCCATGCTGCTGGACAATCTGATCGAATGCGGCGAAACACTAACAGAGACGGCCAGGGCACTAAAAGCGTTCTATTCATCTGACAATGACCCTTCAGCCGCTCCGGCAAAGCCACTTCCTCCCACAGAGGAACCGGCAGCCCCGGAAACAACGCAGCCTGAATCGATACCGGAGAAAACATATTCGAAGGAAGAGATCAGAGCCATGCTTGCAGCGAAAGCCAATGAGGCAGACGGCATCTATAAAGTGGATGTCAGAAACCTGGTCAGAAAGTACGGCAACGGTGGAAGCCTTACCGATGTAGACCCCAGAAACTATGCGGCTCTTGCAGCTGAAGTGGAGGCAATCGGAAATGCCGGGTAAACACGCAATCCTCTCAGCATCATCGTCACACCGCTGGCTTGCCTGTCCACCAAGCGCGAAACTCTGCGCAAAGGAAGCCAACAAGTCCAGTCCATACGCCCAGCAGGGTACTGACGCCCATACACTCTGTGAGTACAAGGTCTTGAAAGCCCTGGGGCGCGATTCCCCTGATCCTACGGAGAACCTGGACTACTTTGATACAGAGATGGATGACTGCTCCGACCAGTATTGTTCCTACGTATACGAGCAGCTGCAGAAAGTCAAAACCCTCTGCAGCGATCCGCAGATCCTGATCGAACAGCGGCTGGACTTTTCCAGATGGGTACCGCAAGGCTTCGGAACCGGCGACTGCCTGATCGTTGCTGACAAGATCCTTCACATCATCGATTTCAAATACGGCGTCGGAATTCTCGTAGAAGCTAAGAACAATCCCCAGATGATGTGTTACGCCCTCGGCGCCCTGGATATCTACGATGGCATCTATGATATAGAAGAAGTCCGTATGACGATCTTCCAGCCCCGCCGCGGAAATATCAGTTCCTGGGACATCAGCAAGACCGACCTGCTTGCATGGGCTGAGAACGTGCTGAAACCTGCAGCGGAACTTGCCATCAAAGGCGAGGGCGACTTCCAGGCCGGAGATCACTGCCAGTTCTGCGCAGTCAAGGCTACCTGCCGCAAGCGCGCGGAATACAATCTGGAACTTGCAAAATATGATTTTGAGATGCCGGTAAATCTGGATCAGGCAGAGATTTCTGCCATTCTCCCCCGGATTGACGAACTCATCGCATGGGCCGGAGACGTAAAGGAATTCGCCCTTCAGTCAGCCTTAAGCGGAACACAGTATCCAGGCTTCAAGGTTGTTGAAGGCAGATCCACAAGGCGTTTCACAGATGAAGCCGCCGTAGCAGAAGTCGTCACAAACAATGGATTCGACCCTTATGAGAAGAAACTTCTCGGGATCACGGCAATGACTTCCCTTCTCGGGAAGAAGAGATTTGAAGAGCTTCTCGGTGGTCTTATCACGAAACCGCCCGGCAAGCCGACACTGGTGCCGGACACCGATAAACGGCCGGCAATAAACACAGCAATCGAAGACTTTCAAGAATAAAGGAGAAAAATATTATGGCAAAATTTGTTAATCCTACAAAAGTTATCACAGGCGTAAACACCAGATGGTCCTACGCGAACGTCTGGGATCCGAAGTCCATCAACGGCGGTACGCCGAAATACAGCGTCAGCCTCATCATTCCGAAGTCGGATACCATGACCATCAACAAAATCAAGGCCGCCATCCAGGCAGCTTACGAGGAAGGCCAGAGCAAGCTGAAGGGCAACAGCAAGTCCGTACCGGCGCTGTCCACCCTGAAGACTCCGCTCCGTGACGGCGACCTGGAAAGACCCGATGATCCGGTCTACGCCAACGCCTACTTCATCAACGCCAACTCTTCTACAGCGCCCGGTATCGTAGACGCGGACAGACAGCAGATCATTGACCGCTCCGAAGTATATTCCGGCGTGTACGGCAGGGCCAGTATCAATCTGTATGCTTTCAACACCAACGGGAACAAAGGCATTGCCTGCGGCCTGAACAACCTTCAGAAGATCCGCGACGGCGAACCTCTTGGCGGTAAGTCCAGGGCTGAGGATGATTTCAATACCGAAGACGATGATGATTTCCTGAGCTAAGCTGAAAACCTGTAACACTCTATCCGGCGGCAGTCATCAAAATATGGCTGCCGCTGCCTTCTTAAGAAAGAAAGGAACATGATATGAAAAACATCACACTTATCAAGCCTGTCGTCCTCCGCAGCGCCCTGAATGATATGACGGTCTCCCAAAGGGAAATCGCAGTGGATCTTCTGACCAACCGGAAGTTCCTGCTTCCGGATGCAGATGGATTACGGCTCATCGAAAACACGAAGAACAGCAGCAAACTTCCAAAATTCTACCTGTATGGATCAGAAGCAGTCTGCTATTACCGCCAGTCTCTGGATCTTCCGGATGTATCTCTGACCGATATTGAGGTTGATGATATCGTCATGAATACAGAAGACTTCGATACCCTTTACGATATCCTTTATCTTCTGAACCGCGTCCGTATGAGGAATGCCAGATTTACGCGCCTTCTGGCCATGGATGCGCCGGCAATTATCCTCTGGAATGAGTACAGGATGCTGCAGGAGCACATGGAGGATCTTCAGGATAACAACTGGTGCGGCCATCCGGTTATCAACCGTTTCAATACTGCCTATGAAGATGAAGCGCCGGAATGGCATGAAGAAATCCGTAAATCACTTACCGATATCAGCTACAGTCTTCTCCGGTACAAGGTAAGCGCCAAATATTAATGCGGTCAGATACAAAATTACCCCAGCCCTTTGCGAGTTGGAGTAATTCACTATAATTCACATGCGATTTTTGATAGATTGG